GTTTATTCAATCGACGTTCAAATTATCCCGCTTTATCCCGCCAAGACCTGATAATCAAAATGGCATTTCTGGGTTTCCGTCTTTATTTATTCTTGGCTCTAATTCTTCAAACGCTCCTTGCTTCATTCTTTCACTAAACGAAAGTAATTCTTTTCCGTTTACAATATCAGGTTTTGCAGTTGGAAAACTGTTTGACGTTTTAGGTCGGTGTTTTTGTAGGGGGTCAATATTACCTATTACAAAGCCTAAACCCGAATTAAAATTACACATTACAGGTTCGTTCAATCCGGTGTGCTTGCCTCCAGTTTCAACGTCTTTTATTTTTTCTACGTTTATCCAAGTCGAATATTTCATAATAGGGTCTTTTACTAAGCGATGAATAACAAAAAAATCGTCACATCTATTACTAAATGCTTTTCCACCTTCAATATGATCTTTCAAAGGAGCTTTTAAATTACCCTTCCATTCGCCTTCAGTGTAAATATTTGCACCCCTACCGCTTTCCGTGTTCGGATGCGTGTTTATGTATAAAGTCATTCCAGTAAAATTTACCATTTGCCTTGCTTTATTCATAAATTCGTAATTCCCTTCGTATGTCATTTGCCTATCTAAGCCCGTGAACGGGTCAATTAAACCTACTTTACAATGCGATTCTTCAAATATCTTTAATAGTTCTTCAGGCTTGTAAAGTTTTGAATTGTCTACAAATTGAAAGTATTGTTCTAAGTAAGTTGAATATTTTAAAATTTCATCTTCGGTAAGTGTTTTGAATTGTTGTCCTGAATACATTTGAATTAAGTCACGTAATATTTGCCCCTTTTGATTTTCACCGCTCCAGATACAAAATGTTAATTCGTGTTTTAGTGCCAAGTTTAAAAAGTACCAATTTATCCAATACGTTTTACCTACGTTGTCATGTCCTAAAATGATATTTAGTTGTTTAGGCTTGAAGCGTAAATAATCGTCTAAAGGGCATCCTATTTCTAAGCCTTGTTTTATTTTACCGTTTCGATAATTTAATAAATAGTCTATTGAATCTCCAGCTTTCTTTAACATAATCCTTGTGCTTTAGCTATATAATATTCAGGCGGGTTCGGGTCGTTGTCTTGGTCGTATTGTTTAGGGTTTCTATTGTACCAAGTTCGCAAGCGTTGTTCTATACCGAATGTTTTTTCCTTTTCAAATCTAAGTTTTTTATCTTTAACACCGTGTTCAGTCCAATAGTCGTAAAATTCACGTAGCATCTTTTTAGGATATTCATTTACATAAATAGAAAGCGAAGCGTAAAACTTGCTTTTACGTTCTTCTATATTATCTATTACTTTATCTATTACTCTATCTCTATCTCTATCGGCATTTTTGGTATCAGTTGGTATGCGTTCGGATGCGGTCGTATTCCATCGCTTTAATGCGTTCTCTTTATTCTTTACTCGAATACCTTCGTATTTCTGTAAATCACGTTTTAAACTTTGCTTAATAGGTTCGAATGCTATTTCCGTAATAATATCTTCAGGAATAGGGTCTTGGTCATTTACATACTTTAAAATATGTTTAAACAATTTACCCGCTTGTTCATCCGTTAGCTTTTCAACGGTGTGAATTACATCACAATACAAAATAAATCCTTTTTTGTCTTTTGCCATTTTTCTATAAATTAAAAAACCCCCTCAAATCCGCTGGAGTCTCACGTCAGTTTCATTGAAGGGGTTAATAACTTCTTTAGGTTAACTATTTTTGAGACTCTAACCGTGTACAAATATAATAATTATTTTGATTTAAACATACATAATCCAATAAAAGTGCTTCTGTGATTTCTTAAATTTCCAATTATCATTCTATTGTAATTTGTTGAATTATAATAAGAAGGAATACTATTATTTTTTTCTAACCCTACGTAAAAGTGATGTTCATTATACGACAAATCTCTATAACCTTGTATTGTTTCTTGCGTAGGGAATTTTATTCTAATATCTTTTTTTAAAAAATTAGAATAGCTTTTGTTTTGTAGACTTGTTTGAATTGAATATTCAGTACCTTCAAATAAATCAATCTGTGTATCGTTTACATAATGTTCATTTAATTCAGCACGTATCGTTTTATTAGAAATATTTATTACACCCATTGATAATTTATCTTCGTTTAATTCATTTATTGTAGTAATAGGTATTTTATTTAATAAATCAGAAGTTTGTTCTCTATCGTACATACCTATTTGTTTTATAAATTTAGGCTTATAACTATTTTCTCTTTTACAAGTCATTGGTTCAACTTCTACTAAATATATTCCGTGTTTTTTCATTTTAAATAATTCTACTGGATACATCCTAACTAATTCATTTGTGTCTAAATTCAATCCAATAGTACAATGAAAAACACCTTTTAATTTATTATTATGTTCCCATTGAGCAATAGCAATTTGAAGGAATTTAATTTTCATCTGCTAAATGTTTTAAATGGTCTCCATGACAACGTAACGGAGCGCAATGACATCCTAATACTTTGCCTTTTAAATCTTTAATTTTATTGTGTAAACTTCTTTTATGCTTAAAATATTCAATATACCCGTCACAAACTTGATCTCTATTTCCGTCTGAATCTAAAAAAAACGGATTGCCAAATTCACTATACCTATCAATTTGTTTGTATATACCTTTATCTTTAGCGTATTTTAAAACGTGAAAATGTATATTCATATTTATTACAACTGTTTCGCCTTTTTCAATTTTGCCTAACATTTCTCTTTCTTCGAATGAAATTGGCTTTTCTTTAACTTTAGTATCAATTCGCTGTTCAATCTTTGCTTTAAACTCTTCCGCTTTTTTTTCTTTAATTTCTTTATAAGCTTGATTAATACTTATTTCACCATTTAATAATTTTTCTTTTACTGTATCTTCTGCTTTTTCTTCAATTACTTTTACTTTTGCTATTGTGTCATGCGAAACGTTTGCAACTTTTGCAAGTTCTTTTCGTGTTTCAATAGGCTTTTGTTCCGCAGAAATCTGCTTAACAGATTCAGGTTTTCTAATTTGATTTTCCTTTGCTTTTTCCTTAAACACTTCTTCAAGTTGCAAAGCTAAAATGGAACGCTGGTAATTACTTAAATTTCGCCTTCCGAACTGGTTTAATATCATCCATTCCTTAACTTCTTCTTCGTCTTTAAAATGCTTTGACTTAGTTTGAAAGTCTAAATTCCATTTAGTTGCTATTTCGTATCTATTGTGTCCGTCAATTATAAACCCGTTCCACGTTAAAATAGCTTCCCTAATCCCTTCAGCTAAACAATTTTGTTCTAACTGATTAAATTCTTCGCTTGTTAAAGGCGGTATTAACTTTTTAAATTCTTCTTTAATTTCTAACATAATTTTTTTTTAAATAAAAAAAGCAACAGCCTTTCGTGAATGCAGCACTACTCAGCTATTGCTTTAAATTTCTTTTTTTAATTAAAAGTTCCTGCATTGAACTATACGAAAATACGAATTATTTTATAATTACTGTTGGTATTGCTGAATTAATTTCAAATATTTCATCTATTTCTAATAATCCATTTGAATAAAACGCCCTGTAATACGTTAAATCCGTTTTTTTCTCGTGGATTCTTTCGACTTCAGTTAAATAATATACTTTCATTACTTATTTTTTTTCTATTCTATATTTTCTATATCTCCAAATAAAATCTATTAAAACATCTAATTCTTTATATTCAATATCAAACGAACAAGAATTTTTGTCATCTTCAATACACATTGATAAACCGTCTTCATCCATAAAAGCCGTTATTTCTTTATCATCTGTTGTCCAACCGTGGTATTTTATTTCTGCCATTACTAATCGTTTTCTAAATTTATTCTTTCTATTGTTACTTTTAAATTACGTTTACAGCTGCGCATTAAGTGTTTAAAGCTTACATACTTTGAAGTTAGTTTAAACCGTGTTAAATTACGTCTTACTTTCATCTGTTTCTGCTTATTGCTTCAATAAATTGGTATCGAGTTGCTGCGCTTAGTTTATTTTTAAAGTCAAAAAACTCGTAAACGTTTCCAGTATATCCAAACTCAATCTTTTTAGCTTGTTTGTGAATAGTAAAAAAATAGTTTATTTCGTCTTTTAGTATTTCGTAGGTTCTGATTCCTTGATTTCTGAACACTACCGAGTAGATAGTGCCGCCAAACTCCTCACTTTCCACGATAGCAAAAGGCGTACGCGTTAAATACAATTCTTTTAAAGTTACTTCTGTTTTCATTTTTCGTTTATTTTGTTATAAATTAATCCTATTACTATTGCTATAAAACCCACACTAAATAATAGTAGTGCCATCTTTGCCTCTTCTGCCATTAGAAATTACTTTTGATTACTAACTTTAATTCACCGTTGATATCCGATTCCGTACTTTCGTGAATCTTATCTACGAACTTTTGGCTAAATTCTACTTCGTGCCATTTATTTGCCATCTCAACGCTTTTCTTTTGATTATGGTACGTTTCTATTCCCGAAGCAATTAACTCTCTTAAATCGCTTAAAATCGCTATTAAATCGCTTTTATTCGTCCATTCAAAAGATACATTTACTTGCTTAGTTCTTTTTTGCTTACTTGACCAATTCATTTTGTGTAATTTATTATTGCATCTAAATAGTCATTGTATAGCTTTTCGTTGAACGAACCGCCTTTATCTTCAGGGCAAATTTTATTCATCCACTTGCGTTTTAAATAAGTTATGTTTGGCTTGTGCGGAAAATATGTATTAACCACGTTTTTAATTTTTGAATTCATGTCTTTTAGTTTTAGAAATTAGTACTAAAGATAAACAAATTACACCAGCTCCTAACATTAAGTAACTGTCGTAAGTTGCACCCAACAAAATAATAATTGAGTTAATTAAAATGCCTGTTCGTTTTTTCATAGTGTTTTTTTAAATGATATACGCAAAACTAATATAAAAGTTTAATATAACAATACTTTTTATTGAAAATAATTTACATAAATAACAAAACCCCTGATTTCTCAAGGGTTTCATAACACAAAACAAACAGAAAGATTTTTTATTTTCCTATCTTAAAACGTCTTAAAATAAATTTTACTACACGTTTAGCTATCAGTTTCCAAATACCGCCTTTAGATTCGACTTTCACCTCCAACCCTTCAGCGGTCTTGGAAATTTCAATATCAATGTTTTTACTATCTAACTTGAATTCTTTGTTTACTTCGTCTTTTAATACGTGGATATCTACGTTCTTTGAGTCTATATCCAGTTTAATATTCGTACCGTCTTTTTCTAAATTAACGTCTACGTTATCCGTGTCAATTGTTATTTTTTTCTTTGCCATAATATATTATTTTGCATATTGCCATTTAAACCCACCCGCACTTTTGCTTTTTCCTCTAATACAAGTTCTTATATTTGATTCATGAATTTTTGTAATTCTCATTGCTTCCATTACTCCCGGATATTCTTCTAAAAAATTACCGTTCATATCAAATTTAAAAACTCTTTTACTACTCCAATTATTTGCTCCAGTTTTTCCATAATTAACACCTCTTTGACCTAATACGTCGTATCGATGTTTATGATTTTCTGAACGTGTTACCCATTCTAAATTTGATAATTTGTTATTCGCCCTATTTCCGTCAATATGATTTACTTCTTCTTTATTTTCTGTATTAAAAATAAAATTATCAGCTACAATCCTATGAACATAAAACCTAACTTTTTTACCGTTCTTTGAAAGGTTAACACTCCAATAATTATTTCCGTTATTGACTGGCGTTAAAATTCGTTCATTTTTCGCTTGGTAACCAGCCACCCTTTTAATGTTACCTAAATCGCTAACTTGGTATAAACCTTCGTAGCCTTTAATGTTTTTCCAATTTTCCATAAATTACGTATTACTTTAGTACACGCAATATACGAATAATTTTTTATTTAGACCACCTTCTTGGATGTTTTCCATTAAAAAAAGTGTCATAATGTATCCACGTGCTGTATGTACCTAAACCGCCTTGTTTCATTTTACCAGCTGCGATCAATTTCTCGATAATAGCAGCAACTTGTTTCGGTGTGTAACCTTCTATTTTAAAATCAGCTGCTTCGCCCGTAATATGCCTTGACTTAGTCGCACCGCCTATTTTAGCGTTGTGTTCCGCTGGCCTGTAACCGCTTGTGATCTTAATAGGCTTTTTTACCTCGTCACGTAACACTTGTAAATTCTTTGCAAGTTCAATTAAGTTTCTTAACACGTCCGTAGGAACGGTAAAATTATGCTTGTTGAACTCGTTTAAACTAAAATTGTTTGTTAGCTTCATATCTTATTTTTTCGCTAATTTACGACTTTTATTTTCAAGTACCGCTACCGTATCATTTTTTATAATAGGTAAAGGTTGTCTTTCTTCAATAGGTTTACGATTGTAATATTCGTTTTTATCTAAGCAATTGTACAAACGTTCTTTAACGTCTTGCACCTCGAAATGCGTGTACGTTAACCACAATGCAAGTACTCCGACTGCGCCTTGTTTTTTTATCACTTCAATAAATTGTGTTAAAGGTATCATTTTCATATATTAAAAGGTGGTGGTGTTGGTTTTGGTTTATATTCAATCAATGCTAAATCTTTTACCCAAACAAAAGACGGATTAACGCATTGCTCCATTTCTTCTATTGATATTACCCAATTATCGTCTATATCTTGAATAGGGTTAAAATAAGAATCTAAGTCATACAGCTGACCTACTAATTCGTCTTTTTGTATTTCTGTTAAAAATCCTACTTGTATCATACTTGTCTACCTAAAGTTGTGTTAAAAGTTTGTATTGCAGTTCTTAAATCAGCTGCTTGTGTATCTGTTAACCCAGCACCCATTGTAACAGTAGCAGCTTGTTTTGTTGAATAGAATTTAGAAGCACCGTTTAAATTATTCCAAGCGCCTATCCAAATATCCCCGTTAAAATTACCACTTGAAGCTGTCGTTCCCGTAGCTACTTTTACTCCGTTTTTCCAACCGTTAACTATATTCGATGCAGTTCTATTAGATACATAAAACCCTAACGAATTTGCATCTACGTATGTTATATAACTACCAGCTGAATTTACTCTATAATAAGTTGTGCCGCTTGTTCTAATCTCAATTAAACTACCTATTGCACCCGAAGCATCCTGACCTCCTATTTCAATTTCAGTTCCATTACTATTTGTACGTGAATAGAATGACAAGTGAAAAGAGTTTTGCCCTGTACCTACGGTAGTAGGGTTAAAATTCGTGTTACCATAAGCATTAACACCGTTAAATTGTACCCCATTATTTGAAGAAACTACACCACCGTTCCAAGTAACTTGATATAAAGCTGGATTAACAAGGTTAAAACTTGTACTTGTATTCGTTCCCCCTACCATTGGGTAAACTACCAAATTAGGAAGCGTAAATAAACCAAATGATTTTAAATCAAGAACTAATTGATTAACAGCTGTTTTTTGCGTTGAATCTGTTATGTTAGCAGCTGTAAAAAATGCAGCCGCAGCGGGATCAAAAGCAGGCGCCCCTATTATATCAGTTGCTCCAGCTTCAGAAACGGAATAAACCGAACCCCAACCGATAGCATTATCAGCACCTTTTCCCCATCCTATATTATTATTTGAAGCACCGTCGCCCCATCCGTTTGCATTTGCCATTTTTTAAGTTGTTATGTCTCCAGATAAAACCCACTCGTTAGTATCTATCTTTATTAACGTTGCTTGTGCGTATTGTGCCAAAAGTTTATTTTTTCCTCCATTACTTCGCATTGTTACCGTAGCAGTTGGTGCAACCGTAGTTTGTCCCGTACCGTACTGAATTATAATAATTTCCGTTCCTATTGGAAACGCATGGCTTGTATTAGTAGGTATTCTTAAATCGTTAGCGCTATTATTATCTACTTTAATAATTTTATTCGCATCAGCTAAAACTAAGTTGTTTAACGTACTCGAATAAGTATTAATATTTTTAGTTACTATTTCAGCACCCGTAATATACTTACTTGCAAAAGTACCACCCCCAGCGTCTTGTGCAATTGCAAAACGATCTGAAGCCGCTAAATTACTTCCTTTCGCTGTTAATTGACTTATTTTTACGTTCGCCATTTTGCTTGTTTAAATACGTTATTAATTTCTTTATATTCTCTTGTTTCGGTTTATATTTCTTCATAAATACCAGCCTTGATAATTGTTGTTCGTGTCTGGGTACATATCCCCATTTGAATTACTATTGTATTCAGGAAATTTATCGTTGTTAAAACTTATATGTTCAATAAATCTTTCAGTGTAATGTTGTGCAATAATTCTTTCTTTTTCGATTAAGAAATCTATTTCAACTTTTTCTACGTTAGTTGCGTTTTCTGAATTGTGTTTATACACCCCTTTATTCGCTATTGTGTAAGCTGCAAAAGGTAAGTATTCAACCATTGCCCAGTGTATAAGCATCGGTTTAACATACGTAACTAAAAGATTATTATAGTCGGTTGGTATTGTGTAAATAGAAGCTATTGTAACCGCTCCATTTGTACCACCCGAAACAGTTGCAATATTTCCAACTTTGTAACCCGTGCCAGCTGTATTTATTGTAGCGTTTGTAATTAACCCACCTGAAGCTGTAATATTCAATTTTAAACCCGTTCCCGTTGCGCTCGTTGTATTTACAGCCGTTCCCGTAGTGTATCCAGTTCCTTGGTTACTTACTGTTATTGCAGTTGGTATTCCTGAAGTAGCTAAAATAATTTCAGCTTGTAATTTTTGAAGTAAATCAGTACCTAAGAAATTTTGTATGTGAATGTCTTGAGCTATTTTAACGTACTGAATAAAATTGTCCGTGTCTACGTTACCGTTCATTGCAGTGAACTTTACAACGTCTTGTCTTGTAATTAAAAGTGCTTCAGCCATTATCGTGTAATTTTTCTTTTAGGTTGTGGGTTACTTGGTAAAAAACCGTAATTAGGCATATCAACTGGTCTTGCGCTTACTTTAGAATCGTTCTTTACAACGTACCCTAACTTTTCAGCTTTTTTAACCGCAACTTGTTTTAACTCTTTACTGTTTACATCAATTGCTTTGCCGCTAAATGTAGCGTAAACTCTTTTGTTCCAACGGTGGTGACAATTACCACCGCCTTTATAGAACCAAATTGAATAAATATCAGAACCTTTTGGTCCCCAACCTTCGTTTACCACTTGCGAACCCATTTTAATAATATCTTCTTTACGATATATTTTATTAGCCGCCATCATTCTACGACAAAATTCACGTTCTGCATTTTCAGCACCAGCGTAAACGTACCGAGTTAAGAATTTAATACCTTCAATAACTTCGTCTTGCTTACTTGAAATATTCGGTCTGTTGTCGCCCGTTGAAACTAAGTTTACTATCTTACTTAATAACGATTGTTTAGGCTCTTTAGAAAGCGTTTCGTTCTCTTCGTCGTCCGTATCATAATCTACGGTAAATTCGTCTATTAGAATCGAGTTTTCGGGTTCGTCTTCGCCTAAATTAATTAACGCTTCAGCTATCTTAAAATCTTTGCTTAGTTCCGTTCCCGTTTCTTCAGCAACTTGTTCTTCAGTTTGTGCGTTTTCTAAATCTACGAATTCCAAAGGCTGTAACGTTTTAAAGAATAACTTTAAACTGATTTCGTTAAAAGCTAAAATTTTGTCAAAAGAATCTATTATTTGGTCTTGAATAGGTTTAATAACCATATTGTCGAATAGAATAGAAGCGTTTTTAATCTCATCAGCATTTGAGCTAAATCCATTTGCGCTGCCTAACCCGAAAAGCAAAGGGCTTGTTACATTATGCGCTAACATAATCTTTTTAACGCACTCCTCACTTAATGAATTGTACAAATCAGGCGCATCATTAACGGGCATTTGGTCAACCGTAGTTTTACTTTCTTGGTTTGCATTAAAACCTATAATAACTTTTTTGCCTTGTGGTCCTGTTAATTGGCTGTTTACTTTATTTGTAATTAATAGTTGTTGTTCTTCAGTTGGAACTCCATTATTAAAGTTAATTACTA